GCGCAGTAGCTAAATCGTTAGCATCTAAACCAGACGGTAAGGTTGCAAGGAAACTAGCTGTCAAAGTATTTTGATTATCTATAATAGCGTTAATAGTGTCAATAATTGCCGCGTCACCTGTACTAATTACTGTAGGCGTAATGCCTATAGAGCCTCCTGTACCTGTACCTGATTCACCTGTACCTTCATCAATTATAAGGCCGCCGCCGCCGCCGCCGCCGCCGCCGCCGCCGCCGCCGCCGCCGCCACCGCCAACCCCATTAATGCCTACGTTTATATTTATATTATATTTACCTTCGATAATTGCTTTTAGTTTTGCAATTATGTCATCTAAATTATCTGTAAACTTTATGTCAGGTTTAAGAGCTGCTAGGGCGTCTATAGATGCTTTATCCGCTGCAAAACCAGCTGTTTTTAATAGCTGTAAAACTTTTTCTAAATTCATCGCATCGTCATAGCGACCCTCAGTAGCAGCCTTTAGAGTCTTTATAGCCTCCTCGTCTGTCTGATAATCTGAAATCTTGAGCGCTGATAATTGCAATACGCGGTCTCTGTCTGTCTGTGAAAGTTGACGACGTAACGCAGCCTGTAAATTAATCGCATCTATGTCGAACTTAAACTGTATAGAGTTACGTAATCTTTCAAGATCTGCGCTTCGCTTCTTTTCTTGCGCTCTTTTTGCCTCATCGCGTTTTAGCCTTGCTATTTCTGCGGCTCGTAATTTAGCTAGACCTGCCTCTTGTTTAGCTAATTGTGTTAATTTAGCTTGATCCTGTAATGCTTTTCTTTGTAATGCACCTGCGGCTAAATCAGCTTTGAGCTTAGCATCTGCGGCTCTACCTGCATCGCCGTAATCTATTCCTGCTAGACGATCTAATAAATCAAATAACGCTAGGACAGGCCTGCTATTTGCTAGCTCATTAAATTTACTTGACACCCTATCTATTAGACCTACAGCTTTACCTAGAGCTGTTCCAAAAGCCTCTCCCAGAGCTATCATCTTTTCTTGAGTTTCCTCAATACTAAGCCCAGATGCCTCCAAGCCCTCGACAAATCCTTTACCTACTGCTACCTGAGTCTGCTCGAAAGCTATTTTTAGTTTATTTATTTTGTCTGCGAAAGTGTCTACCTGTTTAGACGAGAAATCAGCCTCTAGCTCTTTTAGTACGTCAGCGAAATCTTTACCTTTTAGCTCAGCCGTCTCATAACCTATACGCAGCTTTACTAAAGCTTTATAATCACCGACAAAAGCGCGTGAAAGGGCATTACTAACGTCAGTTAACTCTAATCCTTTTTGTCTACTAATTTCAGTAGATAGACTTAATAATTTCTGGGCGTCTGTAAGCGTGTATGTAGTCTGGATTAATTTTTGTAGAGCTGGATTTAGCTCATTTTGAGAGACACCTGACGACAGAGATAAAGCGCGAGTAAAATCACTAGCCAGAGAAGAAGCGAAAGCTAGACCTAAATTAGTTAATTCAGACTCTAGGCGCTTAGTAGATTTCTCTAAGGTTGCGAATTGATTTACAGACTTTTTTACGAAAGCGCCAATAGCTACAGCGCCAAAAGTAAGGCCTAGTCCCTTTCCAAATTTTGTTAATAGTGTTTGCGATTTCTTTGTAGCCTTATCTAAATCCTTAAAGCCTTTATCTTTTAGTCGCGTAATAAAATCGACTGCTACCTCTTTACGACCCATTACCATTATTTAACACCTCTTATAAACTTATATAAGCGCTGGTCTATTACCTTAGTAATTTCATTTCTAACCTTATCGCCTAATATAGCCTCAGCCTTATAAATAAGGCGTTTTGGAGCGCCTGCTACTTTTGGAAAGAAAATCCTAAAATCATCCTGAGCCTTATAGTTACGCGATACGCTTTTTGTCTTAGCCTGCGAGGTCTCTTTACCAGATCCTGCTAGCTCGTAAATAGCGCCTCCTGGCGTGCTGTTAACTAAAGCTAGAGCTGCGACTGCTACTTTGTTATATCCAAAAGGCGTCTTATTAATAGTAGTGCGTCTAATCTTTATACCTCTAGCTACTATTGCAGGTTGCCACGTCCAGCGTAGAGGATCCCTAGATCTATGTACTTTGTCATTTATCCAGGCAGGGGATGAGTAGTCTGGCGGCTGTTGAGCGAATACGTCTCTATCTTGATACTGAATAGAGCCAGGTACGAAGGTTTTAGCTAATTGCTGCATAGGTTTTACAGCTTCATTAAGACCCTTATTAAAGTCTTTTCTTAATTGAGGATTAATAGCCTTTAGCTCTTTTACTAATTTATCAAAGTCAGCGATTAGTATGGACTCACTAGCTCTAGCCACTAGCGCCTCCCTTTCATCGAACGCGGTTTATTACGCGCCTGAGCCTGCTCCTGCAGTATAAACTTTATAGCTGCATATATAGCAGGGTCGCATTTTAGTAGCTCATTAGGTGAGATACTCGTCGCTACCGACACAGCTGCGACCTCCCATATGTCGCCGCGTCGGTCTATCCATTTTTTGAGTCAATGACGAAATCTACGTCTTTATATTGATTTAAGAAATCGTCATCTAGAGCAGCTGTAGTCTCACCTTTAGCGGTTATCAGATAATGCGCGAACCACCATAGATCACTTTCACGCTGATCCTCAATTAGTCGCTTACGCCATCCAGTCTTAAAGTGACTCTCGAAAGCCACCTTAGCCGCTGGCGTAAGCTCGTAATTTACCTCTTTACCGTCTTTTTTAGTTACTTTAATTAATTGCGTAGCCATTTATGTCCCCTATTCTAGTTAATTAAGATGTAGCTTTAGTTAGAGCAGTTACTGGAAGCGTAATAGATGCAGTCATTGGAGCATCGATAGAGCCGTTAATTGGCTGCCATTGTGCTACCAACACAGACATAGAGTAGCGAGGGTTAGTCGCTGTTACAGTGCCTGAGACTGGAATTAGCTGAATAGCTAATTTTGTACCTAGTGCATCCTCAAAAATTGAGTTAACGCTAGATGCAGCAAAATCGTTAAACACCTCTAAAGTTACGCTAGGACGTTCAATACCACCGATTAGGTTTTGTACTGAATCAGTCATAGCCGTAATCTCTACGGCGTCAATTTCTCGCGACAGGCTGACCGCGCTAACGAAAGTGGTAATAGTTGTAGTGCCTGCGACTACAGCTACTTTATTACCCATAAAGATCGCCATTTATTTCTCCTTTTATTTAGCCGATCAATTCGACATTATACCGATACGCAAGGTAGTCGATACTAGCCACCTGTACAGATCCAGCGGTAGCGGATGTTACGCGCAGGGTTTGGACAGCGCCGCTAAGTGTTGCATCTGCCTCGATCGCGGCTTTTACCGAGGTAGAACCTGTTGACGCTAGATAACCGTCTAGCTTTGTCTGTCCAGCTGACTCGCTCATACGTCCTACAATTAAAAGTATTGTACAGGTAGCGTTATCAAAACCACGATTAAAGGTGGCGTCAAAATTGAGATCTAACTGACCTACTACTGCACCTGGGACGTTAACAGAGTCTGGAATATAATCGTAAGTCTTTAAGCCTGTAATAGTTGCTAGTCGCGTTTTAAGATTAGCGCGTACTGTCGATGGAACCATTAAGCTACGACCTCTTTTTTATAAGCTCTTACCATCGCAGTAACGTCTCGACCTAGAGGACTCATACGAACAGCTCCTAAATCTCCTAGACCTAAGATGCCGCCTGGAGAGTCTTTACGCTTATATAAGTCAGCTGTAAGTATCTGACAGGCTGTCTCTATGTCATCTGGGACGCTAGGCCATCCCCATCTAGCAGTAACCTCAACACCTGGACGCAGACCATTACTAAAGAGTCCAGGGAATATAGGCCAGACATAAGTAGTGTTAACCATTGTCAGCTGAGTAAAAGGTCTACCTAAAGATGAGGCCGTAAGTGGATCTAGTAAGAAATCTGTATCCACCGTTAGCGTGGTCTCAAAGACGCCATCTCCATCGTCGTCTATCTTAACTACGAGACTGCTAGACGTTCCAATATCATCGACGTAAGTAAATAGCTCACTATAAGCGCGATATTTACGCGCCGAGGCAGTACTATCTAAATAAAAACGTCTATTAGCTATGCGATCAATACTGCGAGAGGCAGACTCAATAAGTCCCTCTAATAATGTATCGTCTGAGCTATCTGTAATACTTAAAAAAGTTTTCATCGCGTTAAGCGTCGTGTAACCGTTAGTTATAGCCATCCAGGAGCCTCATCGTCAATAGGGACAGGTATTTTCGAGAATAGGTCATTACTAAAGTGTTTTCTAATATCACTCATAGCACGCCCCTTAGATCCTGGATGGTTATAACCACTGGGAGGCCGTAGCCCCCCAGATGGTTTTATTAGCACTAGAAGCTAGGTGTACCTAATCCAGTTCCGTTAATTTGTGCAAACGCTTTAGGATAACGTAGAGAGGTATACGCGAACATACCGTACATAACGATATTTAGCGCGACCTTTCCATTAGGTTCCTCGAACGTAACATATGTCGGACTACCAGTCTCCTCGAATAGGTGAGACTCGTTGAGGTCGACGATATGGATAGTGTCTTGGTTAGTACCAGTTCCAGCCGCAGTAGTGATATTTGCGTCTGTGATGACTGGTAGACCGAGAATTGAATAACCTGAGTTATTACCGTAGTTAGGGTATCCCTCACCTGAGCCAATGGCATTTACAGGATTATACGCAGTCGGTACGACTAGCGGACGACTCTGACCATC